CTCCAACTGTATTAGAAGCCGCGCCAATTGATACAAAGTTGGTGCTACCCACCGTAAGAATGGTGTAAGTTGTTCCAACAACAAACGATCCAGCATTAACTGTGCTGGTTTTAAGGCTACGAATTTCACCCGCAACGAGGTAGCGCGGCCAATAATCAGTGGCTTCGTAGGCCATATTAGCCCTACGATTGACCAAACTGGTAAGGAACGTGAGTTCGGTGGGCGTAAAGTCGCTAATGCCAGCAAGAGCTTGCACCCGAAGAATAAGGTCGCTGTATGTTCCGTTAGCCATTAGATTTTATTGGGACTGAGATGAGGGAAGCGTTTCTGATAGTCTTTCATAAAGCCACGGTCACGCATGGCCTCTGCGCCGTATTTATTACGCATATTGAACCACTCCCATGCTGGGGTGACAGCTACACAACGAAGGCTCTTAAACCCGTCTTTCTGGGCGGTTTTGATCTTGTCAGCGTGCTGGGCGCAAATCTTCTCGCGCTCGTTTTCCCACGCTTCCTTCAATTTAACGCCATAACGCAGCTCATTCAACAATGCTCGGTCGGCATCGCCGTTAAAACTCCGAGGCAATTTGGTAATAATTTCCATAAAAAAGGCTTGCGCGGATTATACCACACAAGCCTTGGGGGGGTTAGCTAACTACCAATTAGGCAATCGCTGTGATCTTGCCGTGGGCAAGGGGCGAGTGAACCTGGAGGGTGAGCGCAGCGTCAATGAAGCCGCGTTCGCCACCGCCTTGATTTGGAAGACGGGTGCTACCGATGCTCATCAATTCAGCGATACCGATGTAGTCTGGGTTGATAAGATAGCCATACGAGGTCGAAGGCATACAAGCAGGGTTGCCGTTGATGACGGTGATGAGGCCGAAGTCGCTGTCATAGGTGTTGACCGAGAGGGTAATCTCTTTGTCGGTCGCCATCTGGTTGACATGGAACACGTTCTCGCTGGAGTTGCCGTCAGAACGGGCAAAGCCAGAAATGGTGCGACGGAGGGTTGTACCAGCAACGAGCGTGAGGGCATCAACGGTGCCTGTTTTGTTGAAGATCGAGGCAACAAGACCGTTGAATACGGACTCAGTGAGGGCGGTGCCAGCACCGTTGATCGAACCAGCAGGTGTGCGATAGTCCGATGGAACGTCGGCTGGGCCAGCGCTATCGAGCCAGTCGCCAAGGCCACGGAGGGCATAGGCGGTTGTGCTGCCATCTTCCACAGCGCGGTCTTGCGTACCAGCAACAGTGGCTTCGATGTCGCGTTTCATTTCGCGGATGGCTTTCGCCTCGGCTTCAGCAATCTTGGCTGGGCCAACGGACTCAACGGCGTCTTGGAGTTGGGACACCATGTAGTTCTTTTGGAACAGTTGAATGTAGTTGCCGAGACGGGCGCGGCCAGAGAACTTGTCCGTGAAGGACGAGATGTCTTGACCTTCGCGCACGCCAGCAATAACTGGAGCAGCGAGAGAGTCAACGGTCCACTCATTGTAAGTGGCAGTGGCTTTGCTCTTTTTGGCGAGCGATGTGATGGGGGTTTCTTCTGGCGCGAGGATCGTCAGAACGTCTGTGAGGTCTTCGCGGTTAGAAACAGCGGAACCTGGATTTGTTGTCGAATAGGTGTTTGAAAAGGCCATGATAATTAAGATTTAGTATGTTGAAGAGCACGAAGTTTTGCGAAGTCCTTATAACTAGACGATTTTCCAAATCGTTCGCTGAGGTCTTTCAAAGCCTTGTTCTGGCGAACTTCAGGCTTGAGGGAGTCGGCAGACTGGTTAATGATCGGGCTGTTCGGGGACAGTTTAACGGATGGTTTAGCATCCACTGGCCGACGAGCATACAAACTATTAGCCGCATGAGCGAGGAGATACGGGATTTGTGGAGCCAAGTCAGGTAGAGCCTTCTCTAAACCCTTCAGTCGCTCATCACTCATCATTGCCTCATATTGCTTACGGATGTCGTTGTCATCGCCTTGCATCCAGGATAGTTCCGATTTGGAACGTTCAACTAGGGCTTGACGCAAGACTGTGCGATCTTGTGCAAGTTTAATTTCCTTTTGTTGAGCTGGTATATAGGTATCTCGCGCCTTGCGAGCCTTTCTAGCAGCATCCTTTACGTCGCGCTTGGTGTATTCCTTGCCATTGACGTTAGCAACAACGTCGTCGGCAGCAAGGTCTTCACTTCGATCTAGAAGGTCTTCCGCCCAATCAATTACTTCGTTGACCTCTGTAAACTTCGTTTGAAGTTCATCAGGTGTAGCAACGGAGGCGTATGGGTTGTTTTCCACTTTAGCTTCAAGTGGAGCAGACTCTTCACGACGAGCGAGTTCAGCTTGGAGTTGGGCCAGTTGCTCTTCAGCAGCGCGGCGCTTGGCGGTGAGTTCACCGAATCGAGCGACAGCTTTGCTTCCAAGTTTAGACGCCAGCTCTTTAAGCTCCGCTTCACTCATGTTTTCTATCTCAACGTCCTTAGAAAGAACTTTGGCTTCTTCTTGAACATCGGCTTGTGGGCTTTCTTGAACAGGCTCTTGATGCTGTTCAGTAGGTTCCGCAGCTTCTGGCTCAGGAATTGGCTTCTCCTCAACTGGGGGTGGCGGGGGCGATTTTTGCGCCTTAGCAGCCTCCATTTGGGCTTTATACCTTTGAGTGACAAAGCCACTCGCAGATATGTTGGATGTATTCACTGGTTTTTGGGCGGCTCCAGCGTTAGCCGTTTGGACTTCTGTTGACATTATTTTTCCTTAGCCTTTACGCCGCTAAGAATTGCGAGGCTTTATTGTAACACCTCGCAGAATAATGTCAGAGTCGCTTGATGCGTTTTGCGGACAGGGCCATATAGTTACAAGTCGTCAGGATTTCATCCAACGCTTGAATGCGCCCACTAATCTCACGGATACGACCTTCGTTTGCTCGATGAAGCTGGGCAATAGCGGCCTCGCGGCCAGCCGCTACATAGTCAAGAAAGTCTAAGAACTGTTCTTTATCAGCCAGATAGTCTAGCTGTTGCTGGAGCGGATGACGCGAGTTTCCGAATAGTGCCATAAATTATTGTTGCTGCATTCCCTGCGTATTCATTTCACCCATCTGCGCTGGGGCTGTGCCTAGCTTGCCAATCTGAGCGTTCTGCATCTGCTGTAAAGCAAATTGATATTGGTTTACGTACTTCTCTAGGCGAGTGCGGAAGCTCTCATCCTGTTGGAGGCGTTGAGCCACATCAGGCTGTTGGGCATACTGCTGAAGCACCTGCATGGCGATTTGAGCGCCGTTAGGACGAGCACCCACCTCAATGCCAGCATAAATCTTAGAAAGGTCTTCCGTGACTTGCTTGACCACTTGCTGCTGGGCTTGCTCGGCTGGCTGCAAGATAGCATCGGCCATAACGGGATCAATTGACGAAGCCATAGCTTCTAGGAGGGCATCGGCATTGATGCGGCCATTCTTGTCCAGTTGCATCAAGCTGACAAACTGCTGCATACGAGCTTCTTGAGTATCAGGGTCGTTGTTGAGAATGTCGAAGCTGACGGTGATATCAAAGTCCTCGTCAGGGTTGCCCTTGTTATACTTCATTGGATCGGCAACACCTGTAACACGGAAGAAAACCTCATCTGGGCCGAAGCGCTGATAGCATTTGAATGCCATCTTCAGAACATCACGGGCGTGATTGAGGAACTTTGAAACAAAAAACTGCTGACGAATCGAGGTGAGCGGATTGGCGGGATTGAGACCAACGAGGTCATCAGCCGCGAGAAGCATCGTCTTCTCCATTTCAACGCTACCTGGATTGTATTGCGGAACAGGGCCAAACGAGAACTCACCCGCACGGCGATAGGGAACGAAACGACCTGGCCCCCAGTCCGCCGGGGGATTGCCCACGGGGTGCATGATGGGAGGCAGCGTAGCCATGCTATTACGGTCTGTACGGCTGTCGCGCTCGGTCTTAACGCTGTCCTGATAGCCACGAAGCAGCTCAGGAAACGTCTGGATGTCATACATCCGCTTAGAATCATTGCTCAAACGGGTTACAACAAATGGGTAGTCGTTGTACCCGTTCAGCAATTCAAATTTGGCGTAGGCTTGCACATCAGCAGCGCCCGTGAACTTGGGGTGCATGATGGTGCGATAGATACCTTCGCTTCCATCTTCTGGGTCAATGAGACGCTGGAAAGCGTACACAATCTCAATGAGTTCGTCAGCATTATATTGCTGGCGATACTTGGAAAGACCTGTGGAGCGAGTAGCATAGACGCTCTCCATGTTGTAGGTGTTCACGCCTCGGAAGTGCGTGACGACATACTCCGCCCAGCTCTCATCCCAACCATCGGACGTTACGCGAGACAGCACTTCCTGCACGGTGAGGAAGGTGCGATAGAAGACGAATGGGGCGCGTTGTGGGTCTAGGCAATAGGATGGGAAGAACACATCGCCATCAGGGGCGCACGCTTGAACGTAGGGCCGATCAACGCTAAGACGGCTAATGGGAAGCTCGCTAACACCCTTCTTGCGGAGTTCGCTCAAGGCTTTCTTGGCGCGGCTCTCAATGACATCGGGATAGACCGTGCGAAGCATGGCAATGACTTCTTTGTCATTCTTGCCTTCGATGATGAGCTGGGCCAGCTCTGGGCTGGTGGCTGCAATTTGCTGCAAGTCAATCTTCTGTAAGAACTTCTTCTCCATACGTTCCCAGCCAACGTAAGTAACCATCAGACCACGCTCTAACAGGTAGTTGCCACCCAGCTCCATCTCTTCTTTGAAACGTGGGATGTAGGTGGACAGCATCCACTTGAGGAACGCACTCGTAACACGGGAACGGCTTTCGTCGCTATACTCCACGGGATAGGCGCGGATGTTAGCTTTAGCCAAGGCAGAAGTGAAAATGGAAACGTAGGTGCTAATCTTCTCGTCAATGACACGGGCTTCCGTATCAGACGCACCTTCCCACGGGAACGCATCACCGCCATGCTTGCGGAGGTCACTAGACTTACCAGGCCAATAGCAACGACGGTAGTCGCTACTATTCACACACTGATTGAAATAGGTGCCGAGTTCGGTGGTTGTCCTATCGTATGCCGACTTCAGGGCAACGACGTTAGGGCCATCATTCTCGACAAAGGTCAGGGCGTGTTGCTGTGGAGTTTCTTGCATAATTTAGCGTGTGAGATTGCGTTCTTTATGATACCACAAACGTATTCTTGTGAACGACCTATCTTATCGGACAACTCATCGGGAAACAATTCAGCCGTGTTTTTTTCCCGCACACGCTTATTATGTTCGTGCCAAAGCAATCTATCGCTTTGCTCTAGCAGCCACTTACGACTAATCGTAATATCAGGCGCTAAGGAACTCGTGTCGGTAGCTGGTGCCTGTTTCATCTTTAATTACTTCTACGTTAATGACTTTGCCTTCTAGCTTGCCTGTAAATCGGCGCGGAATGGCTACGACGCATTTACCTTCGATGCCATCAATGGCTGCAAACACCCACTGAGGGTTGCGGGCCTGAGACTTAACCACAGCACGCAAAAACTTGGGTTGCTCCGGGCTGGCTTCGTTAAGTTCTTCAATGGACTTGAGTTTAACTTTAAGTGACTTAGCTTTCATTAGTATCCTCCTTGGGAACGAGTTTTGGGTTGGACTGTTTCATCTACAAAGCGAATGTTGTCTATGCAAGCGTAGCGAATGACATCCACTGGGTCTTTCCATGCTTCGTCGCTGCCACCGTCTCCCGTGTATTCCTGCAAGGCTGTGATTATATTATCGCACCGCTCTGAGACGTAGAAGCGTGGACGGTTGAGGCTATCCATCTTCACCTTGCGATTGTATGCCATCTTGGTCTGAATGGCCTGTATGCCATCCTCGATGTCCAATCCTGGCGCAGGGATGAATGTAAGGCCATTGTCCGCTAAGTCCTCGATGATAGAGCTAGCCCCGTTCTGAGACTGGTACTTGGCTGCACCAAGGCGTGGGTCAATGAGGCGTTCTGTTATCTCTTCACCATTATCGCTCTCGCATTGTGTAATGAGACTAACGTAGTCTCCAATGCCATAGCCTAGCCCCTTACTACCTTCTCCGCCAATCCACTTGCCGCCATGCCACTTGGCCCAATCGCCCACATTAACATCGGGCCACTCACGATAGACGTAGTAGGTTTCACTCTCATCCACCCCAATCCAGCACATAAACCAATTCTTACGACCAGCAGGGTCAAGGATCATGTAACGGGTTAAGTCCTTGGGGATGGCATCATGCTTGATGACATTAACCTCCCGTGAGAACATGGGGAACCTAGTGGATGCACTCTTGGTAGGGATGCCATAAGCACGGGTAAGGATTTCTTCCTCGGCTCGTCCCTTCAAGTCTTGGGCAATGCGCTCATATCCGCCAAACGGATTGTCCTTGGAATGGAAATAGATGATGGCGCTATTTCTATTTGCCGAGTGCTGAACAAACGGCACCAGCCTATCGTTTAGAAGTTCTGCAACTTTAGTTTCAACTGTTCGTGCTTTCTCCAGATAGTCTCGTACAACTTCTGTGTAGCCGTCAATAGGAGTAAACGTAACAATAATCTTAGCATTCCTTGTAGCAAGGCGGAAGCGAAGAGTAGTGAGCAACTCAGGGCCAATAAGATACTCGTCACACCAAGCGCCGATGTTAAGCCAAACAGGCTCACGGCTGCCCAGCTCCGCGCCTTCCAAGATGGTGTCGTTGTTGAGGAATTGTGCATAGGTTTTAAAGATGATGTGGCTACGAGTGCCTGGCAGGATTAGACTGCTTTTAGAGAAACCATTCTTGCGTGTGTAGCTGATGTTCTCTTCTGCGCTCAGGGTTTTCTTACGCAGCTCTTCTGGCAAGGCATCATAGATGGCACTTTGCTGCTGACGGATGGACACATCCGCATTCTGGGCAAAGCACATGATGACACTGCCTGGATTCTCCATCGCAGCCTTCACAACAGCCGTAGCCGCCCACGTTGTCTTAGAAGACCGATTGCCGCCGCTTACAAGCAATTCGTTAAACTCCCCTAGCAACTCCTCCGCCTTCTTCCAATGAGGCAGCTTAAATCCATAACGATAGGGGTCGCGCTGACTATTCTCAATGGCCTGATGGTAGATGTCGAACAGATTGGCCAAGGCTTCTGGCTTCATCCGTGCCATCTCCTCGTTCGTAGGAGGAACTAATATGGGATGCTTTTTCCAGATCATGGATTGTTAGCCAGCCAAATTGAAATGTAACGCTGCTTGTCGTCTTCGCTGAAAGCCGTGCAAGCAAGCATGGCACCCATAAAACTTTTATGCTTTTTAATGAGACGCTTCTGTGCCAAGATTTTTCTAACGGTGATGTTGCTGCCATTCCGACTAGCCCAAGCGTGGGTGAGGTTGTTGCGCCAAATGCCATGCCAGCCAAAGTTTCCTGCCCAGCACTCAGCCATCTCATGCCACATTTGCTGAATAGTAATTTCTTCGCACTTCTTAGCCCATAACAAAGGCTCTGGCACTTCTCCAGTACCTTCGCTTTCTTTCTTAATGAAAGCCTTCAGGTCTTGGTCGCTTACGGAATACTCAGGCCAGCGGTATCTATCAACCAGCTTAAACAAATGAATCCTCAACTCCTCGTGTTTCTTCTTCAGTTTCATACGTTGATGGCTTCCTTCTGAAGCGCGGCCCTAGCATCCTCAATGGCTTTCATAGCATCCTCTAGGCTTGGCTTACCCGCCTTATGCTCAATGACCATCTTGTTCTCCCCTAAAGCCAGCATACCCTTATCCACGGCTATGCCATAGGACAGCGCCAAGTCCTTCACGTTCACCTTAGACAAAGCATCTGGATTGTCTGCCAGCATAGCCATTTTTTGCTTTAGCAAAAGCCTAATGCCCTCAGCCATCTCAAAGCCATCAGCCGCTAGTTGCTTCTTCCTCACCTCAATAGCCACCTCATGCCGAGCTTTGACAGCCCCAATCTGCGTAAAGCTCCATCCTGTCTCATCCGCCACCTGCTGCCAGGTCGATCCATCCGCCAGCAGCTCCAAGCACAACATAGCCTTAGCAGGCTCCCTAGCCTCTAAGGTACGGCTTCCCGACTCCACAATGGAGGAAAGGAGGATGGTGCTAACTTGGTCGTTAGACATTGCCGCGAAACATTATCTGGTTTGGAAGAAGAAGTAGCTTAGACATAACTAGTCAAAAAAAAGATTGGGCTTGGGCCAAAATGTGTAAACACACCTAGCCTTAAAAACTTAAAGCTGCTTGGAAGGAAGTCTTTTGTTATTCATCTTACGCTTGCGGAATATCTGGATTGTACTCAGCCATAAAAACATTTGTCAAGCATATTCTGGTCGCGTAACAAAATCTTGCAGAGTTTGTGACAATAGGCAACTGTGTAGAAATAAAAACACCCACCGAAGTACGCTTGAAACAGAGGCGCGGCGGGTCTACTGCTAACAGCATATCACGAGATAGCCTTCTTTGCAATGGTCTAACTACAATTAAATTGGAATGAGATGGCCCCCCTTTGGAATATTTTTTTAAGGTGGCTACTAGACCAATTTCAATCTCCCTACCCCCCACCCCAGCTAACCCCCCCCCGCCCCCTACGGGTTGCAAGTGTTTATCTATGCAAGGCATTATCAATAGTAAATAGGGTTTGAGGTAGTAGTAGTTAAAGCAAACCATCACACAATAAGGATAATGCAAGCAAGAATACAATAAGAACCATCACGGAAAGGAGTTTTTGCTTATGGGAGGAAATGGTTAATACGGCTACTTGCCAGTTTCCGGAAAATGGAAAGCAACCTGGGCAACGGCTAGAGCCTCTAGTGTTCTCGTGTCTCCCGTGTTCTCTCTTCCTTTCTCTCTACTAGGTTGTCTGCTATTGTTTGAGGTAGAGGCCGCGATTCGGAATCTTTGTTCTATTTTAACCCATTGCCACGCCAACGACTTAGCATTTACTGTGAAAAAAGAAGAAAAAAGAGCTTGAACGAAGCTAGGAAATAGTCCTTCATTCTTTCCATCGGAGCGACAACCGCGACGAAACAAAGAAACAAAAAAACAAAATGAAATACCTGACAACTGACAACGCAAAGACAAGCAAAGGTGAATCGTCCGGTGTGCTTACGGGCATTCTCTATTTAGCTCCAGCGAATGAAGCAGGCCGCAACGTTTGCCCTCATGCTTCAGAGGGATGCCGTATCGCCTGCCTGTATTCGGCGGGTATGGGTGCTTTCGACAACGTAAAACAAGCGCGGATCGCAAAAACGAAAGCTTTTCACGCCAATCCACGGCAATTTGTGGAAGACTTGGCTAAAGATATTGAAGCGCTAATCCGCAAAGCGCAACGCGATGGGTTGACGCCTGCCGTTCGTTTAAATGGCACAAGTGATCTTCCTTGGGAAAACCTAGGCGGAGAGTTGAAAGTGAATTTAATGAATCGTTTCCCCGACGTTCCGTTTTATGATTACACGAAGAACCCATCACGCGCTCGCGCTTATGCTGAAGGCAAGCTTCCATCTAACTATTCGCTGACTTTCTCCCGTAGTGAATCAAATGAGTCAATTGCGCTGCAAATGCTGCAGATTGGAGTGAACGTTGCGGCTGTTTTTGCCGTGAAAAAAGATGATGCGTTGCCTAAGTCATGGGGCGGTCGCGAGGTAGTAGACGGCGATTTAAACGACCTGCGCTTTTTGGATCCGCGCAACGTCGTGGTGGGCCTGCGTTCCAAAGGCAAAGCCAAAAAAGACGAGTCAGGCTTTGTCATTTATTCATAATTTCAACCTATAAAAACAAATGAAAATCACAATTGCCAATCCAAACGTCAAAATTGCTCTCGGCTTTCCTGCAACCGTAACGTTTGACGTCACGCCTAATAATTTGCGCGCTTTTAATCTTTCTCAAGGGAGCACAATAAAAAACGCACCTAGCTTCAACGAGAACGTAAACAAAGAGCGTGGATTGCCTACGCCTGAAGCACGTCAATGGCTTCGCGAGTTGCATGGGCACGTTTTCGGCATCATGCATGGCGATTTAACCATGAGAGACGTTAAAAAAGCTTTAGAATAAACCTTAACCCATAAAAACAAATGCACACTCGCACCTTGTCAGAAATTGCCTCGGAAATTAAAAGAGATTGGAAGCAGGTAAACTACGCTGCGCGGCCCTATTTATGGGCAATGGGCAGCTTTAACACCGTAGACGATACCTTTGGGTACGATTCTGCGCGTTCAGTTGTGCTCTATTTCCTTTCTAATGCGTCGTCATGGCGCGGCGACGTTGCCAAGCGCGTCAAAGCAGAGCTAAAAGCCCATTTGAAAGGAGCCAAATCATGATCTGCAATCCAGCAACTGCAAATGACTTTGCAAAATGGGAGCGCGAGGCTAAACGCCTTTCCATAGACTCTCTTTTATACGTTGTAAACGATTGCAAAGAAGCAGCGCAAGCGATGCGTGGCTGGAATCCAGAGCGCGAAGGGTTTTACCTCGATCAGGCGTCAACCTTTGGGCAAGAGCTGACGAAACGAATGAAACGCACTCTGCTTATGCTCTGCCTTGCCTGCTCCGCTCTGCCCGCAAGGGCGGGGCTCTGGGAGGCTGTCTGTGCTGTTGAAAGCGGCGGAAACCCTCGCGCTATTGGAGACGGTGGCAAAGCGGCAGGCATTGCCCAAATCTGGGCCATTACAGTAAAAGACATTAACCGTTTCGCTGGCACCCGATACACCTTAAACGACCGATTTGACCCCGTGAAGTCTAAACAGATGTTCAATCTCTACGTTGAGCACTACGGCAAAGGCCGTTCCGTGGAGTTTAAGGCCCGTCTGTGGAACGGTGGGCCTAAAGGGGCCTATAAGAGCGCAACCCTCGCTTATTGGCGCAAAATTCAATCTAAACTCTAATGCAAACTAAATACAAAATACAAACGCTGTTTACCTATGGTTGGGACGATGAGTGCGAAGATGCCGCGCTTTATGACACAGAACAGGAAGCGGAACAATCAATTAAAGAGATGCTTAAAGACGTGGAATATGCTGTTTCCAAGGGTTACATGGACGAACCGTACAGCGCCGAGGACTATCGGGTGATAGCCGCCGAATAAAATGACTAAAACACAAAATAAAACCGTGGAAGAACTACGCGCAGAGGGCTGGGGCGTGGTGCTCATCTCTCCCAAGGAGTTTGAGCAACAGGCGGGAGCACTCTCTCGCGCTGAAATCGAGCTAATTGAAG